AGCATAATGCCTGTACAAAGAAGGCTGTTCCTGCAGCTGCGGCATCGGATTGAAGATGCCGGATATCAGGATCAGGAGTTCGCCGCAGAAATGGGCTGGCCGGGCCCGGTTCTGTCGGCCAGGCTGAACGGGCGTACGCCCTGGAGCATGGCCGACGCCTTCCGGGCCTGCGGACTGCTGCAGATTCCGCTTGAGGAAATGTCCAATTATTTTGCCGATGCCGTTGAGGCAGAGGCGCGAAAGGAGCGAGCGAGATGCTGAAAAAAGAAAGCGCCCAGCTGTTGCAGCAGCTGAGCGCCAGAAACCCCTTGTGGGGTGCCCCTATGAGAAGCACCCCCATTGTAACATTTTTCCGCCAGGGTTTAAAGACCCTGATCGGCTGCATCCAGGTAATGGCTTTTAGCCTGAACCCAGAGGTGAGCGATGGGCCTATCCTGGAGTTCTGGGGTGCGGACAGGGTGGAGTATGTCCGGCGGCATGGGCGTATCTGCGAGATCCACTTTCTTTCCCCGGTAGGAGACCGGGGGCGGATGCTGAAGGAGATTTACTATCCCGGAGGCGTGAAATACCGCCTGGTCGACGGGGAGAAAGAAACCCCCGTTGACGGAGTGGAAGAATACGCAGATTTGAATCCGGTGACCTTCGACGGGGATTTTATGCTGGCTGTACCGCTGCAGTTCTGGCCGTCCAGCCGCTGGCGTGGGCGCGGGCAGTCCATATTCGATAAAAAGACGGACGCTTTCGATGCCCATGATGAGATCATCAGCCAATGGCTGGACGCGGTGCGGGCCGGTCGGGTGCAGAAATACATACCGGAGAGCCTGATTCCGCACAACCCGGATACCGGCGCACTGATGATGCCCAACAGCTTCGGAACCAACTTCTTGAAGGTGGAGGCCAGCACAAAAGAGAAATCCGAGGACAGGATCGACACCATCCAGCCGGAAATCCGATACGAAGCCTTCCAGGCCAGCTATATGGCCACGCTGGACATGTGCCTGCAGGGCATCATGAGCCCGGCGACCCTGGGCATCGATGTGGGAAAGATGGCCTCTGCCGAGGCACAGCGGGAGAAAAAAGACATCACCGGGATGACCCGAAACGCCATCACTGGCGCGCTGGAACTGGCGTTGCCTCAGCTGGCGCAGGCGGCTCTGGCGGCCGCTGATATCCTGGCCGGCAAGCTGCCCGGCGAGTACAAGGCGACTGTGAGTTTCGGCGAGTATGGTGTGCCGGATTTTGACAGCCGGGTGCAGACAATCTCCAACGCAGCTACCGGCAGCATTATGAGTGTGGAAGCCCAGGTGGATGAACTGTGGGGGTCCAGCAAGGACGATGATTGGAAAAGGGCTGAGGTTCGGCGAATCCGGGAGGAGCGCGGCATTCTGGAGGTGGATGAGCCTTCGGTCGGAGACGAGGCGGGCACTGCGGAGATTGGATTCCGGGCGCCTGAGCGTGCTTGACTGCCCAGGAAGTGGCGGATCTGTTCCGGGATCTGGAGCTGCAGCTTATTGCCAGCCCGAAACGTAATCTGGGCCGCCACGAAGCTCAGGAGCAGCGGGAAGGTGGAAAGGATGGAGTACCGGAAAACTGGGAAGCCTGGCAAGCAGCCAAGCTGCGTGATCTGCAGCAATTCCGGCGAGAAAACGAGAAAATCGTGGAATCCGTTTCCCCGGTCATCGACCAGGAGACCAAGGAGCTGATCCGCGGCCAGTATGCGGAAGGTGGCGCAGACGGGTTCTTTTCCATGAATGACAGGCGCGTCAATGCGCTGCTCCAGGAGATGGAGCAGGCTCAGGCGAATGTGGAGAAGGCTGCGCTGCGCTATATGGACGATGTATACCGCCGGACAGTGCGTGGCGCAGCACTTGGTATGGCGACTGGAAGCATGACCATGCAGAAGGCGGTGGATCTGGCCACGAAGGACTTTCTGGCCGCCGGTATCACCTGCATCCGGTATCGGAACGGCCGCCGGGTGAACATCGCCAGCTATGCCGAGATGGCGCTGCGGACGGCGGCAACCAGGGCCACCTTACAGGGAGAGGCAGCGCAGCGAGAACAGCTGGGGATCGATACAGTGCTGGTGAGCCAGTACGGGGCCTGCAGCGATACCTGCCTGCCCTGGCAGGGGCTCGTGTACATCGACGATGTGTTTCAGGTGTATAGCGGCCCGCATACGTTGGGCGGTACCTATGGGGTGAGCCGGAACGGTCAGCAGTACCCGCTGCTTTCGGTTGCGGTTCGGGCGGGCCTGTTTCATCCGAACTGCCGGCACACGCTCACCACCTGGATTGAGGGGATGAGCAAGCGGCCCCGCCCCATGGATAAGGCAAAGATCGAAGCAGCCAGCCGGCTGGAAAAGAAGCAGCGCTACCTGGAACGCCGGGTGCGGGAGGCAAAACGTCAGGCCGAGGGGCTGCTGGATCCGGATGTAGCAAAGCAGGCAAAGCGGATGGTGCGCCGCCGCCAGTCAGAGCTGAAGGAGTTTGTAGACGCCCACGGCGATGTGCTGCGCCGTGACCCATGGCGGGAGCGGTATGATGGAACGGCGTCAGCAAGTGAGCTTCAGGAGCTGGATTTCAGTGATAAACCGGTTACCATGCAGAGTATTTCGAAGATAAGACCAGTGGAGAGCCAGTTGTTAAGCGCGGTCGATCAAAAGCGGCTTGCCAATATCCACAAAAAGCTGTTGATGACAGTATCCAGAGCGCCTCTTGGCACAGAGTATGGCGAATGCTATAATCTGAATATGGAGCGGCTCACCCCTCAACCGAAGGCTGGGGAAAAGCTGGGGCGGGTCCGGTTGCCGGATTTTCCAGAGCCATACATTGCGGTGCATAACCACCCGAATGGGCTGACCTTCTCGGTGGGCGATATTCGTCAGGTTTTACAACGACCTAATTTGAAGATGCTTACCGCAGTTGGAAATGACGGCAGTATTTATGTGATGGAAAAAGAGAGCGATTTTGATATCGCAATGCTCAAACAAACATTGCGTGAATTTGAAAAGAAATATCCAAAATACACAGCTTATGCCGATGATCACTTGGCGTTGGTAGAAGAATTCTTGAAAAAGGCGAGAGGATATGGGCTACACTTATACACCAGCAGAGATTAAAGAGTTGAAAGAGTATGTGCGAGAACACCCACCCCAACCAGAGTGGGATGAAGAAGCAGAATGTTTTGACGCCCGGCTTCCCTATCAAGAAGATCGTGCTAGGTTAGAGCGTAGTATTCTTCAAGATTTGGGAGAATGGGACTACGAAAATAATTGTCCGAAACCGTGAAATTTATCATTCAAGGCTCACCGCCCACCCGGGCGGCGGGCCTTTTTGTATGCCTGCATCTGGCTGCATGAGGCCGGGGCGGGCTCTTTTTATACTGAGACCCGAAAGCCGGGAGAAAGGAGAGCCTATTTTGAGTTTGAAGAAGACCGACAAGGAGAAGGCGGGGGCCACCGTTCCTGCTGCGGATCCGGAACAGGAGCCCGCGAAGGAGAGTACTCAGCCCGAGAAGAAAGAATCCCAGGAGGACGGCCAGGAGGAAAAGACCCCGGAATCTCCGCCCGAGGAAAAGAGCGAGGACGCGCCCGAATTCGAAGAGAAACCGGATGATGACGCGGAAGACGGCCAGCAGGTCGAGCGGGACGGCGAAAAACCTGACGGCGGGGACGAACTCGCCAAGGAGGAAAAGCTTGAGGAAGAGGCTTCTGAGCCCGCGCCTGATGAACCTGGTCGGACCGGTGATGATGCGGCAGGTAGTTCGGAGACTGCGCAGCTGAAAGCGGACCTGCTGGACGCCCGCAGCAAACTGGCGGCCTATGAGGCAGGCGTTTCGCCGGACATGATCGCAGATGCGGTCACTCTGGCCACTGCGGAGGCTCGGGCCGCCGGTGAGGTGACCGACGAGGCGGTCAGCAAGGCGATGGCAAACGTGCTGAAGCGGCACCCCGAATGGAAGGCCTCCGGTGCGGACAAGAAGAAGGCCGGCGGATTCCGTCTGGGAGCGGACCCGGACAGCCGCGGCAGCGGGAGAGCCGGAAAGGAAGCCGACTCCGGCCGGAAGAAGCCCTGGAACAAATTCAACCGATAACAGAAAGGACAAACGACAATGGCAAACACTGTAAACTATGCGCAGGTATGGCAGCCTGAACTGCTGGAGATCCTGCGCCAGAATACCCTGTGCACCCCCTTTATCACCACTAACGTGAAGTGGTTGGACGCCAAGACGTTCCACTTCACCAGCATGCAGACCTCTGGCTTCAAGAATCACAGCCGGAACGGCGGCTGGAACCGCGGTGAGTTCAAGCAGACCGACCACCCCTTCACTGTGACCCACGACCGGGATATCGAATTTCTGGTGGATAAGGCAGACGTGGATGAATCCAATGCCACCGCCTCCATCCAGAACATCGCCCACGTGTTTACCCAGAACCAGAGCGGCCCCGAAAAGGATGCTCTGTTCTTCAGCAAGGTGGCAGCCAAGGCGAAGGAGCAGGAGGGCTATCACACCGAGACCGATGCCTCCACCATCACCAAGGAGAACGTATTCAGCCATCTGAAGAAGTGCCTGAGTGCGGGCAAGCTGCGTCGCTACCGTGCGAACGGCGGCCTGATCATGTATGTGACCAGCGCCATCATGGATGCCCTGGAGCAGTCCAGCGAATTTAATCGCGTAATCAGCATCACCCAGGTGGCGGACGGCGGCGAGGGCATCGAGACCCGCGTGACCAACATCGATGGCGTGAACGTGATGGAAGTGATCGATGACGAGGTGTTCTACGATAGCTTCAACTTCGCGCCTGACAATGGTGGCTTTGAGCCCACCAATAGCACCGCCCACAAGATCAACGTGCTGATCGCTACTCCCATGACCACCAAGCTGGTGCCCAAGATCTCCAGCATCTACTATTTCAACCCCGGTGCTCACACCGAAGGCGATGGTTATCTGTACCAGGAGCGCGAGCTGTCCGACGTGTTCGTTTTCCCCAACGGCAAGGATGGTAAGGTGGATTCCGTGTTTGTGGACACCGACACCAACACCGTCGGGGCCTGATGGCGGCCTATGCAACTCCCGAGGATTTCGCCCGGTACTGTCCGGGCGAAATCCTTTCGGGGGATGAGCTGAGCGCCGCGCTGGAGCGAGCCAGCAATCAGGTGGATGGGCTGTGCTTCGGGCGCATCCGGCGGGCAGGCTTTGAGCATCTGACGGAGTTCCAGCAGGAAAGGATCTGTGAGGCGGTATGCCGCCACGCGGATTTTCTGGCGGCTTATTCGGATGCGCTGGAAAGCCCGCTTGCCAGCTATGGCATCAATGGGGTGAGCATGGCCTTCGATTCTTCCCGGGTGGCCAGCCAGGGAGGTGTGACTACCAGCAAAGAGGTGTACAGCCTGCTGATGCAGACCGGGCTTGCGCACCGGGGCATCTGGTGAGGAGGGAACCGGCGCATGAAATGGCCTGAATTGGTAAAGCCTTGGGTCTGCCGGGTACCGGTGAAGGTACGGTTGACCGGAGAAATCGGAGAGGACAGTGCCCCCGTTGAGCTGCCACCCATCGAAACACAGTGCAGTTTTTCGGAAAAGCAGAAGCAGGTGCTGGACGCACAGCGCCGGATGGTGACGCTGGAAGGAACGCTGCTCTTTCCCGGCGACCTTGCCCCGGATGTGGCGGAGCTGGCCGGGACGGTGGAGATCGGCGGCCACTGCTGGACAATATACCGGGGTAGCCGGGCGCGCAACCCGGACGGTACGGTGAATTTTACTCAGCTGGAGGTGATGTGATGGAATTCGTGCCCAATATGGATTTCTTTGATGATCTGGAGGAAGAGTGCCAGGCCGCAGCGATGGAAACAATGGAGCTGCTGCGGCAGGACGTGGTGAATGCGCAGGTCATGCCGT